ATAAAAGTGTTTTAGTACTAAACGACATTTAGATTGTTAAGAATTACAACAGAATTCTTAAGTACTTATTTAGTTTAACAGGAACCTTTAATCTTGTCAAGAGTTTTGTTGGGTAGATGAATTGCCAGTTATTCTCCCAAGATATGGATCATAATTCATATATTCTTTAATATTCATTGAACTTCCAGCCTGTTGCCAATAATTAAGCAAAGCATCATGAGGACCTTTATGAAAGATACTAAGATGTTCTGGGTGAATAGCAGAACCCATTTCTAGGTTATATAAAAACAAAGGTATCGTATAAGTTTTTCCAGTCTCAAGAATTGTATCCTCAGAAACTGCCCTAGGTTTTACTCCATTGTCAAGTTTATACTTATCACCGCGAATATGATACTTCATCATTTTTGCTGCATGATGACGACTGATCAAGTAAATTGCGGCAGAAAAATCATTAATAAATTTTAAATGCAATCTAACATGAATGTCTCCCGTACAAATTGTAGTTAGTTGAACACAATCCCAATCATACGGAACTTCAGCAAAAAATTCCGTCCATGTAAAATCCCAATACTTTACAGTATCAAAATTAACATCATCCTCAAGGATCAAACAGTAATCATCACTACTATTTTCATAAAAATATTTAATTGCTTTGAGATGAGACATGCAGCATCCCAACTCATTTTGAGAAACATTATCAGGAATTCTACCTTTTAAAAAGTTAGACACATCATCTTCTCTTCCATCATATCCACAAATACGTGTATGATTTTCAATTTCCCAATACTCAAATTGATTTTCCATATACTCGCGTCTATGAGTATCTGCATCAAGATTCAACCAGTAAATGTGAGGTATGCCTTTAAGTTTGTATGATGATTTATTCTTATCCATAATTTATACCAAATTCCTATCAATCAAATACTGTTGGTTACTATAATAGTCAATGATTTTTTCTGAAGAATACTCTCTCAAAGTTTCCCACAATTTTCTATTGTTTTCAATATGAGGATTGGTAAACCAAGAGTTTGAAGTTCTTGAGTGCTCTAAGTGAAATATTTCTTCTTCGAGTCTAGAAACTTTAGATAATTTATTAAATCTAAAATATCTTTCATCATCTTCATATCCATAAGAAACAAAGTTTTCGTTTTCCATTCCAAATTTAATATATTCTATTCTATCAAAAAACTGACAAAATCCAAACTTTGCATCCCATTTCCTAGACACTTCTTTAAGAATACTAAAGTCAAAATCAGAATTTATAAATTCTGATACGACATGATCATTTGCATTTACTTGATACTGATAATCACCAAATCCATACGGATAAACAACTTTTGAATCTCCAGCCAATATAAGATCTACCGCATCTACATAAGATTTTTGGTGGAGTAATATATCAGTATCATAATTTACTACCACTTTGGTGGATGATATCATAATCATATCATTTATCAATTTTGTCCTATGAAAGACATAATCATCTGACGTATCAAAAACATGAATGATGTTATCGATCTGTTCTTTAGTAAGTGCCTCCCTAAGTTGAGGAAGTACACTTTGTTTAAAAACTGATACTTTATCAGACTCTTTAATTATGATAGTGGTATCAAATACACTAAGAAGATAAACAAGAGTAGTAATAATATTTCTCATCCTATCTTCACTTTCAATCCTTAAAGGTATTAAGAAAGTTGCGTCTTTCAGATTAATCATCAAATAACCTCCCAATTATCACAATACAAATCAGAAGTGTCATGTAGGGAAGTATATCCAGTACCAAACCATTTATTAGGGGCAATAATTCTTTTGGTTTTATTTGAAGACAACCATGATCCCCACCAAGAAAAAGAAGAATTGGCTATGATAAAATCGTCGCACAATGACATCATACAAAGATCTGCAATATTATCTCCTCCCTCAGAAATATAAAACCTATCGTCAACAAATACAGTATTACACCACTCTGGATCATCTGAAAATACAATAACATTACGACTTTCATCAAATTTTGAAAGTGCTTCATCATAATATTCTTTTGGACATGGCGGATGATTATCAGAGTTAACAAGATAATCACCACGACGAACATGAAGTGCTATTGGATTTTCAACACTATCAATCATCTTCTTGCATGGTTTGACAATATTATTTTTGAATTGAAAATCTTCACGTATTTCATCTTCAATATGCTTAAAATACTTTTCGCTTTGAAGATAACCATAAACATTGTGCCCGTCTGGCATATTATTAAAAAGATTCTCATCAAATTTAAAATAAGATTCCTGAACATAAGGTCCGGGAAGAATTGCAATATTAGTAAGACCTACAAGTTTGAAGGCTTCAAAAAGTTGGTGATCAGTCCACTCATCCTTAAAATCACTAGGAGGAATACAAAAATCATATCCATGCTTAGAAGCTATGCCCCGTAAACCTGCATATTGAAACATTTGATTACCTAAACGGCCGTGGCGACCTAAATGATTAAATCCGATCATTTGTGCTTTTCCTTCAAATAACTAATTTCAGATGGTATAAGATTTTCTTTTAATCTTTGAGTTTGATTTTTATGTTCCCTATTAGAAATATAATAATCTCTTAATACTGCGGGTTCTCCGTGATATTTATATAAACGATAGTACATATCACAATCCATAAGCATTGTTAGATTTTCATCAAAAAATTCATCAATATCTTTTCTTATGGCAAGAATAGAAGGAGAACTTAGCGTATTAATTCCCTCTAACAATCTCTCATTATAAGAGGGTATTTTTGGATTATAATGCGTTCTACCATCATCAATTGTATGAGCAAATCCAGTAACTGCCCATTTTACATTTTTATTAAATGCATGATCAAGTTGTTCTATTAAATTATTTGAAATAATAAAATCGTCTTGAAACATTACTTTTAATATTTGCCCATCCGCATGACGAAGAGCGCAATTTGTATTTGAAGATATTGGAGACTTTGAGTTGATAGACTCTTCATTTTTGATATAATTTATTTCAAAAATATCTGCATACTCCTCACATGCCTCAAGAACATCTGAATTTTTACTTTGATCCGAAATCCAAACATTAAAATCTTTAGATGTTTGTTTACTCAATGCATAAAAAATATCAAAAAGATATTGTTTAGATCTACCATGATTTTCATAACATGGAATACATACACTTATTCTCATAGATCCAATAAAAGTTGATAGGCTTCACAATTTCCATACCTCAATGCATCACGAATTTCTTTATCCACACTTTCGTGAATAAACCATTCTTCCATAGTACATCCACCATTTCTAAGATTTTCTCCCACCAAATCATATCCATACTGAAAGAATATTTCACGATGTTCATATATTGGACCCCACTGACGATAAGCGTCATGCTCATAAGTAACAGCATTAAATGATAATTTATCTAATGGAAAATTTTTAAGTGCTTCTAAAGTTACTTCAGGAGGTTCTAAATCAAATGAAAGATAATCCATATGATATGGAAGATTAAGTTCTTCTACCTTTGAAACATAATCAAAAGTAATAGCATCGTCTTTAAACATAGGTGTTAGTGAACGTTCACCATTCCACATCGAAGCCAACTCATCATCAAGTTCTACAGAAAATCCCCTCCATCCAAATTTTTCCTCAAGAAGCCAAGTATTATTGCCAATATGGGGTTGAGCTCCACCAATTTCTATAAATGTACCATTTTGTTTAGCATCATTTACAACCAAAGCAAAAATATCTTGCCAAACTTGAGAGTAATTTTTCTTTATGTTTACCATTGATTTTGGTTTTACTCTCAAAAATTGATAGTCATTTTGAATATAATTTGTTTGATTAGATCCGTTTAGTGGCATTTTGTTCTACATCCTGAATAATTTTCTTAGTAAGTCTTGGGACAACATCGTTATCACTATGGAATTTTTTTGCAATTTCGTAATTTTCTTCTATCGCATTTAACTTACTATTATAAAAGTTTTCATCGATAAAGTCAAAAATTTTGTCCAATTCGGAAATATTATTGAAAGCAATTACACCATCCATATTAAACCAATCTCCTAGGTTTGGACAACCATAGTAAATTGGTAGGGTCTTGCTAGCAAAGCAATCTACAATTTTTTCAGTGAAATAGTTTTTTTGTTGAGAATTTTCTACTGAAATATGGAACATAGATTTCTCAAAAAAGTCATTTCTACGTTGATGAAATGGTGGGGACTGATGTTGATAAACTTCTATCCCATTAATAAAGTCAATTTTTTTTAACTTTTCAAAAATATCAAGTCTTAAAGAATGTCCCAAGGATTGATTTTTACTACTAGTAACAAATGTTATATGATTTTTTTTATCTATCTTAAGATCTTTAAAGTCCAACCAAGAAGATCCCCATTCAAATAATTTTGCAGTTTCATATTTATCAAGGACCTGCTGATTGAATGTATAAATTCGATCAAATTGATTAGAGTTTTCCAAAGCAATTTCATTTACTTTGGGCAAAATTGCAGATGGTTCTGCTAGAAAAAGAATTTTATAATCAGCATTTCTATCACAACTTAAATTATCAATAGAAATACTAACATTTAAATCATTAAAGTAAATGCCATCATTGCCCCAAGGATTCCACCAAAGAGGAAAAATATTAGCTTTCATCGTATCTCCTGAAAATGATAATGGAAACCAAAAGTTTCTTCTTCACTGTCGGGTAAAGTTTCTTCTCTTGAAAATTTTGATGCAACTTTTACAGGAGCAAATTTACACCCCCGCGATTCAAATATATGTCTATTATGAACGCAAATATTGCCATCTTCATTATATAGACCTGCATTCATATGCTTGTAAAAATTGCCAACATTAACTTCCCAAGGAACTTCTGTTTTTTTGGGAACATCCAAAAGTTTTTTACTTCTTAAAGAAAATCCACCATTACCAACTCTTTGATTTTTTCCCCAAGGATCTAAATATGCAGTTGGGTCATCTCTCCAAGGAGCTCCAATATAATCATATTGCAACCAGGACTTATCCCATAAATGAGGACGAATAACATATCCATCAGGATGAATAAGTAAGCAATGAGAAGTTTCTACGTGATTTCCTAAATTGTAAATGCAATAAAAATTAAAGTCATTTATATTTTGAATAGGGTAAGTTTTTTCATAAACTGCCTGATCACATAGTCCTTCTGGTTTTCCTTTACTACCCAAAAACTTTACAGATCCCCATTCAATGGATTCGCAAGATTTATTTACAGCATATACAGATTCTTTAATATCAATATCTGATAATATCAATAATGTAACTTCAGGAATTTTTAACATTTTTTACTGCTCGATTAAATAAAGAATATAAGTCAAGTAAATTTAAATCTATGTTTTGAGATTTGTCAAATAGGTAATCATTATCAATTAGAAGAATTTTTGTAATTTCTCCAAAATCATCTACCCACAAAACAGGATAATCTTTATAAAGTTCTTCCAAATATTTTGATCTTTTCATAATAGGAACTCTTTTTAAATAAAGAACTTCCCAATTTCGATGACAATCTATTGCATTACCCTGAGGGCATATCATAAATTTATGATTAAGAATATCCCGACAATAAACATCATAAGATACTTTACTACTAACTGTTGCAAAACTTTTTTTACTAAAAATTTCACGAATATTACCTCGTTCACTGAGATTAGTATGCTCAGAGTGATTAATATAAAGCAACTTTTGAGGACTTACTTCACTATTAATATATTCTCTCAGTATTTCTATTCTATTATCATTTGGATAGATAATTCTCTGTACACCATATGGAAATGGATGCACTTTATTACCATAACCTATAGCATTTACTCCATAAATTGCTTTTACATTATCTGGAATTCTATCATGTATATCATTAGTAATTGGGGTATCTTCTAGATTTGTAAAGATGATAAACTTTGTTTTTGGATATAATGAACATGTTTTAAGAAGATCATTATTTTTCATTAGATCCTCAACCCACTTTTTATCATTTTCATTTGAAGTATAAATATCCCTATTGTAAAGGCGAATGTTATCAATGAATACGGTTATCCATTCTTTACCTTTAATAATCTCAGAAAATTCATCATTATCAACATTTGCTTGTTTCATGAATGCATTAGGAACTCCACCAATACAACCAGACTGATCACCAAAAGAATAATCACAGAGATTAGAAACAGCAACTCCTTCAATAATATTCATTTTATAAACTTTGATAACTTGGTTTTATTTTTAATAATATATTCTGGAAATGTATTATCAATTGGAACGACTTGTGGTTTATAAAGATAATCCCTACCAAAAGGATCTATACCTTTTTTAATACGTTCTTCCATAGTATTTCTAAATTGGGGAAGATTATTTTCCTGATGTTCATATGCATCCATTTTTGCACGAACCATATCAGCATCACCAAAAAAACTCCAATGCCAAGATCCATTTTCTACTTTCCAAGAATCTTGATGCGACTGTCTAAGTTTATCTATACTCATACTCTTTAGCATTCCCATTGTAGAAACTCTTGTTCCCATCCAATTCTTTTCGCATAGAAGATTTAGATAATAATAAAAAACAGGTCCACAAAGGACATAATGATTATCTTTATTAAACCAGCTCAAATCCTCAAGTACTTGAGGATTTGCTATTTCATCTGCATCACTTGTGAGGATAATATCATCATCTTTAGCTACGTCTAATAAAGCATATATGGCACTGTCTTTATGAAAACATGCTCTCTGATAATAAATGGGAAGTTTATAGATATTATCTTCTTTCATACTTCTATGGTAAGGAACACCTTCCCAATACTTTTCCAAAGTTTCATTACTATCTTCAGTAACGTGGTGAATTATTTTATGATTCCATTTTTTGAAACGCTCCCTATTTTCAAAATAATAAAGCGGTTTTTTCTTACCAGTAAAAGTGATATTACTTTCATTGATAACAAAATAATTCACACTATCATCAAGAATATTCATTCTCAATTCTAACAAATCTAACTCATTATAAAAAGTAAAGGTATCAAAGATTTTCATAAAGTATAGTCTAGAAT